GATACAGGATTCAAAAATATGCAAAAAAATTCCGAAGAAAATTTTACGACTGTAGAGATCGACCCAGTAAGTGGTGAATATCTTATTACGATACCAGAATGGATTTGTGACGAGAGGGGGTGGTATGAGGGAACAGAAGTGAATATTGAGGTTGAGAATAACTGTATTATTATTAGAGATATTGACGATGTATAGATAGAGTGTTATGATAGTGACGAAGTTCATTTACAGTTATGGCTAAAGGATTTACAGTAAAAGCAAAAACACCCAAACCAACTGAGAGTACTCAAGAATGGGACTATGCGAAGGCAAAGGAAATGGTAAAAGGCAAGTCCATTGTCTTTTGTTTACCAGGTAGAGGAGTTTCTTATACGTATCTCAAAAACTTTGTACAACTTTGTTTTGATTTAGTACAGGCAGGAGCAAGCATCCAGATATCGCAAGACTATTCATCGATGGTAAATTTTGCCAGATGTAAGTGTTTAGGTGCGAATGTATTGCGAGGACCGGATCAAATTCCCTGGGATGGAAAGTTAAATTATGATTATCAATTATGGATTGATAGTGATATTGTATTCAACTCTGAGAAGTTCTGGCAGTTGGTACTAATGGATAAAGACATTGCCAGTGGATGGTATATGACTGAGGACGGACGTACCACGAGTGTTGCACACTGGATGGAAGAAAGTGATTTCCGTAATAATGGTGGAGTCATGAATCATGAAACGGCAGAAACGATGCCAAAACGTAAGAAACCATTTACTGTAGACTATGCAGGATTTGGATGGTTAATGATTAAGCACGGAGTCTTTGAGCATTCTGAGATGAAGTATCCATGGTTTGCACCTAAGATGCAGGTCTTTGAGAGTGGAGAGGTTCAGGACATGTGTGGAGAGGATGTATCATTCTGTCTCGATGCTATCGAAGCAGGTTTTGAAATCTGGTGCGATCCACGTATCAGAGTTGGACACGAGAAGACAAGAGTCATCTGATGAGTCTGACAAGATATACAATTCTCCACAAAGGGAAAGTACTGCACAAGAACTTGACGGAGGAGAAGTATTTTGATATTATGGAAAATCTTTCGATAGAGTATTATCAGAAAGGTCTTCCAAGACCACAAGATTTAGAAACAAAAATCATTGAAATTTAAGGAGTATTATGGCAGTTCGTTCAAAGGTTGGATTAAGTGGAGACGGTTTTATAGAGTCGAAACCGAAAAAATCTCGTCAAGGAGAGGGTAAGAATACGAAATATTCGGCAACCTCCCGTAACTCGGCTCGTAAGAAGTATCGGGGACAAGGACGATAATACATAGTTTAGGTTTAGTTTTGTAAAATCACATGGCATGTTTGATAGCAAATCTTCCTTCAATGGAAGTATGGGTTAGAAAAGAATATCTAACTGATCATCAAAGTGGACACGGTGAATTTGTAAAGGGTGTCTGGGTTTCGATTAAATCGATTCCTGGACGTGCTTTTTATTTTGAGACCTATCTACCAGAGTATGCGGCAATGTATGATAAATTGCCTATTAGTGCCTTTGTATCGGACCCCGAGACCCCTTCACCGGACATGAGTCTACCAAACCTACAGTTTTGGAATTGTATGGATTACGGGGTCGTTTCAGTGGACAAGAAATTCATTGGTTCTATGGACTTTGAGTGCTACACAAGGGACCATGGTATTGTAAAAGGTACTTATGTCTGTACAATTGATAACTATCATCATGATCCGGACTATGTTGATTGGGCAACGAGTGAAAATCCTGCCGAACACAAGTCACATAACCTGATTGAACTTGAAAATGGGCAATACGGACTGTATCCAAACAATAGAATGCGTATTTTTGATAATAGTTTGACACCTGTTGACCCCAAAATGCCCGATTTTAAGGTTTCGACACAATATTATCAGGTTGAGAATGGTTATGATCGACTTGGAATGGGTCGTGAAGATGAGTATTTCTGGAAAACGGCAAAAGAACGTGAAGTATGTGATAATTGTGGATCAAATCCATGTAATCCTCGATGTGTCAATGCCGAAGATGATGCAAAATAAATAAAATAGGGATAGGAACCCCTCAAAAAGTTCTATTCTAACAAAATAGGAGTAAAATGGGCAATTCACCAGTAGACAGAAGTAAAAATTATATGAAAGAAGTGTGGGGAACGACAAGTTTGACCACAGATTACTGGTCATTGCCTAAAAAAACGAATAATCCAGAAGAAAGAGTGCTTCAAGAGATTATGCATGATGATTTAAGGGAAGGACAAAGAAATCTTCAAGAATAAGATATAAATAAAATTACGAAAACTCTTAAAAGATGGCAATTCAGAGGATATCAAGGGCATTTAAAGACATTAGTTTGTCTTTTGAGCCTCATCCTGTGACAAAAGACTTACAAATACTTAAAAATGAGAACGCAATTCGTCGTTCTGTGAGAAATATTGTTGAAACTATCCCGACGGAGAGGTTTTTTAACTCTTTGTTGGGTTCTGATGTAAGAAGAAGCCTATTTGAATTCGTCGATTTTGGCACAGCATCTGTAATTCAGGATCAAATTCAAATTGCAATTGAAAATTTCGAAGGAAGAGTTGAAAATTTGGTTGTTGAAGTAAATCCATCACCAGATGATAACACTTTTAATGTAACAGTTATATTTGATATTATTGGTCAAGAGTTTCCAACACAAGAATATTCATTCCTCTTAGAGGCAACAAGATAAAATGCCTTTTACCAAGTTTACAAATCTAGATTTTGATCAGATAAAGACTTCTATCAAAGATTATCTCCGTGCAAACTCTACATTCACGGATTTTGACTTTGAAGGATCAAATTTCTCTATATTAATCGATACGTTAGCATATAATACTTATATAACAGCTTTTAATTCAAATATGATCGTGAATGAATCCTTTTTGGATTCTGCAACACTAAGAGAAAATGTTGTATCTCTTGCAGGAAATATTGGATACTTACCACGTTCCAGAGTAGCATCAGCAGCACAGATATCGTTTGATATAACAACCACGGTAGATACCCCCACATTGACCTTGAAAGCAGGTATAGTGTGTGTTGGTAGTGCTAATGACTCTACATATACATTTGCTGTTCCTGAAGACATTATAGCAAATGTAGTCGGTGGTACTGCATCATTTAACAACCTCAATGTTTATCAGGGTATATTTTTATCAAAACAATTTTTATATGATGGATCTTTAGATCAAAGATTTATATTGAATAATTCTTTCATTGATACATCAACTCTTAGAGTCTATATTAGTAAGTCTCAAAGTACAAAAGGTATTGAATATTCTCTCTCCGAAAATATTTTCAACGTCACTAATGACTCAAGAATATTTTTCATAGGTGAAATACAAGATGAAAAGTATGAATTGAGATTTGGTGATGGAATTATAGGAAAGAAGTTGGGAGAAGATAATGATGGCACTTATATTAATGTAGACTACATTGTAACTGATGGTAAAGATGGAAATGGTGCAAGTAATTTCTCTTTCTCAGGAACTTTAGAATCTGACAATAATCAAATTATTGATCCAGGTACAGTTACCATCACAACAAATCAGTCATCCAGTGATGGTGGTGATATTGAACCAGTAGATTCAATTAAATACTATGCTCCAAAATTGTATTCTTCTCAATACAGAGCAGTTACGGCGAGAGATTATGAATCTATAATTAAAAAAATATATCCAAACACAGAATCTGTCTCTGTTGTTGGTGGAGAGCAACTTGATCCTCCACAGTTTGGAACAGTTCAAATAAGCATAAAACCAAAAAATGGTAGTTTTGTCTCCGATTTCAACAAAGATCAAATTTTATCAAAAATAAAGCAGTATTCGGTATCAGGAATCAATCAAAAAATAACAGATCTTAAAATTCTTTATGTTGAATTGGATAGTTCTGTTTATTATAATTATTCTCTGATATCTAGTCCAAATACACTGAAAACTTCTGTTACAGATTCTCTTCAAAAATATTCAAAATCTTTAGATTTAAATAAGTTTGGAGGAAGATTTAGATATAGTAAAATTCAACAAGTCATTGATAATACGGATACTTCAATAACATCAAATATAACTAAGATTATTATAAGAAGAGATTTGAAAGCAGTATTGAGTACACCAGTTCAATATGAACTATGTTATGGAAACAGATTTCATGTCGAACCTGAAGGTGGAAATATAAAATCAACAGGATTTAAAATTGCAGGTGAATTTTCTACAGTATATCTAACAGATACTCCGAATACAGACGAGACCGCAGGTTTTATCTCATTAATTAAAATCGTTGATGGTAGTCCTGTAATAGTTGCAAAAGAAGTTGGAACAGTTAATTACTTAAAGGGTGAATTAATTTTCGGTCCTTTAAATATCACCGAAACAGAAGTTTCAGGAAATATTGTAGAAATTCAAGCTTTCCCAGAATCAAATGATGTTGTTGGTTTGAGAGATTTATACATCTCTCTAAGTATTTCAAAAAGTGAGATAAATATGATAAGAGACGTGATTGCATCTGGGGATGAAATATCAGGAACCAGATTTGTCAGTGATTTTTATACATCAAGTTATTCAAACGGAAGTTTAATAAGAAAGTAATATGATACAAACTGGAATTGAATCTAGAGTTAAGATTCAGGACATTGTTCTCAACCAATTACCGGAATTTGTTTTGGATGAAAGTCCAAAAACGATAGATTTTTTAAAGCAATATTATATTTCTCAAGAATATCAAGGTGGTCCAGTAGACCTTAGTGATAACTTGGATCAATATTTGAAGGTAGATAATTTAAAACCGGAAGTTATTGTTGATAGTACCTTATTGACTAATAATATAACTTCTAATGATACCACAATTCAAGTTTCAAGTACAAAAGGATTTCCAAGTAAATACGGTCTTTTAAAGATAGATGAAGAAATAATTACTTACACTGGAATAACAAATAATACTTTTACTGGATGTGTTCGTGGATTTAGTGGAATTTCTGAATTCAATCAAGAATCTGCCAATAAAGATTTAGTATTCTCCACATCAACTGCAGCACAACATTCTTCTAATACTAATATTCAAAATCTTAGTTCATTATTTTTAAAGGAATTTTATAAAAAATTAAAATCAACTTTTACTCCAGGATTAGAAAACATTCCATTTGCAAATGAAATAGATGCTGGTAATTTTATAAAAAGAGCAAAAGATTTTTATGCATCTAAAGGAACTGATGAAGCAATAAAAATTCTCTTCAAAGTTATTTTTGCAGAGTCTCCATCTATTATAAATTTGGAAGACTATCTTATCAAACCATCTTCTGCAAACTATGTAAAAAGAGAAGTTGTAATATCGGAAGTAGTTTCTGGAGAACCTTTAAGAATAGTTGGAGAAACACTTATAAAAACCACGGATGAAAGCACAACAGCTTCTATCTCATCGGTTGAACCTTTCACAAGAAAAGGAAAAACTTTTTATATAATTGAATTTTACGTTAGTAATGATGGAAGATCCTCTGTAGAGGGAAACTTTGTAATCACACCCAATACAAAACTAACTGAAACTGTATCTATAGGGGATTCTGTTATAAATGTAGATTCAACTCTCAGTTTTCCCGAATCTGGAAATTTAGTTTCTGGAAATAATACAATATCTTATACTGGTAAAAGTATTAATCAATTCTTCGGATGCAGTGGTATTACATCTACATTAGTTTCGACATCTAATGTTAGATCAAATGATACTTATTTTTCATATGAAAATGGTGATCTTAGTAAAAAAGTAGAAATTATAATTCTTGGTGTAATTAATGATTTGAAAGAAAAAAGTGAAGATTTCAAAACGGGTGAAGGTGATATAATTACCATCAAAAATCTTGGTGATAAAATTAAAAATAATAGTTCAAACTGGAAAGAAATCTTTGCAAATTCATTGATATACAATACTAGTGCTAGATATGAAATATTGGATAATGATTCTAAAAAATTAGGTTCGACCATCGACAGGTCAAGTTTAAAAATTGGAGATGAAGTAGAAATATTAACTAGAGGAAGTAATACAGTAGAACTTACTTCAAATTCTGTTTAT